CCTTTTCACTCAGAAATGTTGCCAAGTTGGTAACTGATGCAGGATTCCCTGCCTATGTTGAAATGACAGGCGGAAACAATGGAACGATTCTAGTTGGTGAAGCAGATGCCGAAGGTTATTACACAACCGCTTGCGGTGCAGGATCATTCGCTGATGACCTTGGTTATTACGAAGAATTCCATATTGGTCGCGATGATGATAGTGGTCGCGGTTTCTATTTTCACGAATACAACCCTGAGTGGACTGAGCAATCAGTTGCCAATGCAATAATTCACGCTCATAAGACTTATCTTGCCGAAAAGGAGATTGCATAATGAAAAGTTGTGAAATGTGTGGTCGGCAATCAAAACTTGTTATCCGTTGGTATAAAAGAGATGACGGTCAACAAGAAGCGAATCAAGTTTGTTTTTCTTGCGCTGATTTACATAAGAATCTAATACGAAAGGAAACTAAATAATGACCGACCTACTCTTCGGCACTCACATCGGCGGTTGGCAAGCGATGGTTCAGTTTTGGTTTTGGGCAACTGCCTTATTCGTCACCCTGCTTGTTTGGTATAAGCGAGGCAGATAATGGACATTCGCAAGTGTGACAAATGCGGTCAGATTGATTGGCGACAAGGTTTTCACTATCCGTGCAAGTGCAACAAGAAGGAGAAGAAATGAAGAAGATTCGCTCGATTAGAGTCAGCGACCAACTATGGGCAAAGGCGAAGGCAAAGGCACGGGCAGAAGGCAAGACTTTGTCCGAAGTCGTGGTCGATTTCTTGAAGGAATTTGTAAAATGACTTCGACCTGTGACACCGCCATTGCCTTCGCAATGCGCGATTGGAAGGTTCTGCCTGTATCACCGAGGGCGAAAACGCCGTTCTTTCCTATCGCTTCCAATGGCTACAAGTGCGCCACTTCTGATCCTGCCGAGGTCGCCTCTTGGTTCCGCCGTGAAGTGACTTTGAACTTCGGCATTGCCTGCGCGATGAGCAATCTAGTTGTCTTCGATGTTGACTATCGCAATGGCGGTGACACCGATGGCTTGAATCTTGACACCTTCACCGTTCGCACCGGCGATGGCTTGCATCTTTACTATAAGGCGAACAAGGAAGCGACCTTCGGTGGGAAGTTACGCCAAGGAGTTGACATTAAATTCAACGGTTATGTTGTAGCACCAACTTCGATTCACCCAAGCGGTGCCCTTTATGAGTTGCTCAATGATGTTGAGCCAAGCGAGCGGATGTTCGCTTAAATAAAAGCAACCCCCACTCTCAGAGTTATTTCTCCGAGGTGGGGGTTTTTCCTTGCCTTTGCGCGATTTCGGCAAGTTCACACGCGATGCCGAAATAGGCGGCACCGTCTATGAAGTTGTCTTCTTTGTAGCTCTCCATTGAACGAGCAACTTTGACAAGCACCTGACAGATTGCAACCTGCTCAGGTGTTATTGGATGCTCAAGATATGCAGACCAAAGTTCGGCGATGCGAAGATGGTTGAGATATGGAGAACCGTAAGACTGCTCTCGATCCGTTGATGCTAGATGCTCGGCAGCTTGTAGAACTTGCTTGCGCTTCATTTTGCCTCCTTGAAGGAGGGGAAAGTTAGCACATCGGCGGTCTATGCTTAGACAATGGCGCAAATCGCGATGCTTTGGTTCGACAATCCAATGACCGGCGTTCAACGCCTGTCAATACGCTCGTTCCTACATTACGGTCACGAGGTCACAGTCTTCACTTATGGGCAGATTGATGCGCCCAAAGGGGTAAAGTTTCGGGATGCCGGCGAATTTGTGCCGAAGGAAAAACTCTTTCTGAGCCACGATTCCTACGCGGCTTTCTCGGATGTATTTAGATATAACCTGCTCGCAAAGGAAGAGTTCATTTGGGCAGATGCAGACACGGTTTGCCTGCGGGAAGATTGGAATTTTGACCGATATTTATTCAGTTTTCAAGAGCCATTTAAGGTTACTAACAATGTCCTCGGTTATCCGAGCGACTCGATGCTTGCCAGGAAGTTAGTCGAAGAGGCTATCTATGAAGAGGGCAAGCCTTATGACAACCTTGGGCCTATATTGCTCACGCGCCTAATCTCAGAGCTTGGTCTTGGCGCTTATGTGCTACCGCAAGAGACTTTCAATCCGATTCATTGGACTGAATACGCCCTGACTTATGATCCTTCAAGGCTTGAATATGCGCTCGAACGCATAAAAGGCGCTCACGCTCTTTCGCTCTCAAACTACCTGCTCAAGTATCACGGATTCAACCGCGAAGAATTCCCTAAAGGAAGCGCAATCGCTCTGTGGGATGAGATGTTCAAATGATGTGCCGGCGATAATCGACTTCGTGCCGGCGAATATCTGAGAAATCAGGTGTCTGTGTGACCAATGAAGGTGAAGCCATATAGGTCACGATTCTTGGATGTAGCAGGCCATAAGCTGCATCGATTGGATTGATTGGATCGAGCGAAGCCTGAATCAAGTCCTCGAAGATTTCTCGCTTGGCACCGTAGGCGTGGGTGAGGATATTTCCGTGAGTCTTCTTCAAGCCTTCGATGCCGATGTCGATGATTGAGTAGGGCCAGGAGCCGAGATAGAACATCTGCCAATCGTCAGGAATGCGTAAGGCGATGGCGCTGAATTTGTCATTAAATTCGGTATCAAATCCGGCATCATCTTCGAAGATAAATAATCGCTCAACGCCATCGGCCAGGGCATCGGCGAGGACTTGGCGATGGCTTGCTGCGCAAGCCTTGGCCCCTGAAATGCCAATAGCCTCGGCATCTATCGCTGAATATCTGACGAATTCGATGCCGAGGTTTATTGCTTGAATGTCAAACTGCCCAAGTCGATCCTTGCGACGGTCAAGATTGATGAGAGCTATACGGTCAAAGAAATCATTGAGCCTGATAGCCCCCGTCATAAACTACTTCTTCCGACCGAATTCCGGCGCAGATGTGTCAAGATACTTCAACACAGGGCCGAGGAATCCTGCCAAAGCTGCCATTGCCAATGTCTTCAAATCGGTTTCGCCTGCAAGGTAGAGCGCGATTGCGGCAGATGCCGAAGCGCGAAACCAGGTGAGGGCGACTTGCTTGAATTGCTCCATCATTTGACCTTTCGGTTGTGAACCTTACAACAAGTGCATTCTAGGTCTGCAACTAAAGCCTTTCGGCGCTTAGGTGCGAACTTAGCCTTCACTTGATTGATGGCTTTTGGTTCATTAAGCCACCAAAACCAGGATGCTGTGTTCTTCCCCTGCGCTTCTTTGATTGAACAATGAATGTGTTTTTCGTGCGGATTCTTGCCGGTGTATTTGCGTTCACCTTTGGCTTTTGACCAAATCTTGCCATTGAAAATCAGATAATCGACTCGCTCATCTTCGCGCCATTTGATGAAGCATTCTCCGGCATCGATGCCGGATTTAGGGTCGTGAGTTAGATCGAAGGCAAGACCTGTGTTATGGTCAGAGTTAGGATTTTGCTTTAGATGAGCAGCAGAAGGAAGCAGTCCATCGCTCGCCTTCATACGCTTCGGAGCAAGAGCAGTCGCCTGTCGCAACGCTGCGACGGCAGCATCGCTCGGCTTTTTCGCAAGTGGTTTCATCGCTCACTTCCTTAGTGCTTCTTTCACAATATCGGTCAAGAAGTCAACCTTCTCTTCAAGAAGGTTCACTTTGTCTTTGACACTTGATCCGCCATTTGGCTTCAACTCGCTGAGGTAATGCTTAGTCAAAAATCTAACTAGACCGGCGTGAGCTGCCAAGATTGTAGTGATGCCGACAATTACGCCGACGGATTGTGCAAGGGTCATAGGTTATGGCTCCATAAAGAGGACAGAGGCAATGCCTGTTTCATTACTTGCGCAGACTGCATAAATCGTAGATTTTGGAGCTACGCGGAAATTGATGTAAGCATCCTTTGGGATTACAAAGCCATTGGAAGTTGAGACATTCGGGCCGCCGGCATACATCGGATGCGAGCCAACATTGCGCAAGTGGACATCGCGATATTCGCCATAGGATTCAATAATCAAGATGGCGGTTGAAGTGACGGTGGTTTGGCTTGAGGATGCCATTTCTCTCCTTGAATAAGACCCCGATACTTTCAAACAAATCTATGTGGTCATCGATTGTGCGAACGATGTCCGTTGTTTCGTAAATCAAATCAGAGGGTCAACTTCAATCCAGGAGAGAGAATCTTCATCCCAAGTATAGAACTTTCCATCGGTTGGATAAGGAACAGGCGCTTGCCAAATATAAGTCTCTTCATCCTTAATCCAAGAAGGATAAGGTTGTGGCGCATAGAATCCAACGCCGTCAAAGTGATAACCGATGCCGGCATAGTTCTTATGCAATGGGCGACCTTCAGGATGCTGACCGCCGTGAGTGTTGTAGGAAGTCTGCACCCAAGTTCCACCTAAGTTGTTCTCGCACCATTCTTTATTGTCGGCGACAATTACACGAAGCACAACATTGTCAGAATCTAATTCAGCGAAATGTGCCATCAGTTTTCCTTCTCCTTGCCATTGAATAATGGTATCGAATCTTTCAATTTGACCTTGCGTGAAGTGACATACCCGCCCTGCCCATCTAGGCGAGATCGAGCTTCTTTCTCATCTTCTGCAAGAATCTGCACAACCATCACGACTTCATAAGTGTAAGCGTGCGTAGCTAGCGTTCCTTCATCTTTATCTTTTGTCATTTTTCCCCCTAATTAGGCTGCATAGCGAACGATAACTATACCGCTTCCGCCTGCGCCCGAAGGATCGGTGTTGAAATTATTTCCATTCTGACCTCCGCCTCCGCCACCTGAACCTCGATTTGCTGTTCCTGAACCTGCGGTGCTTCCATCGCCATTTGTTCCATTACCGCCACCGCCTGTTCCACCTGTTCCACCTGTTCCTGTGCCAACGCCTGAACCAGCACCGCCACCACCGGCATAAGTCACAGATGAACCGCTAATTGAAACGGCTACTCCATTACCACCATTTCCACCAGTTGTTCCTGAGCCATTAGCGCCGACAGCATTTGCACCGCCACCGCCACCTCCTGCTTTACTAAAAGTTCCTCCGCCGACTCCAGTTCCTCCCGCATAACCTTGATTCGCAGTTCCTGTTCCAGCAGCAGAGCCAGGATTGGCTCCGCCTCCCGAACCCCCGCTCTGTCCGGCACCCGTAGCCTGTTCAGTTCCACCTCTTCCGCCACCTGTTGCAGTAATTGTTGAAAAAACTGAATTTGATCCATTGGCAGCATCAACCGTTCTGTCAGTAGTTCCCGCACCACCAGCGCCAATAGTTACTGTGTATGCAGTATTTGCCGTCAAAGACAAAGCAGATTCCAAAGAACCGCCTCCACCTGTTGCGGTTACGGTGCTTCTTAAACCACCTGCTCCTCCACCACCTCCGGCTGAACCACCACCACCACCACCACCGGCGACTACTAGGTAATCGGCTGTGAGATTCTGTGTCGGCGTAAATGTTCCTGATGAGGTAAATGTGTGAATAAAATAAGTTCCATCAAATGTAATAGTTCCACCAGTTGCTTTAGTAGCATTAGAAACTTGGAATGTTCCTGAAGAATTGAATGTGTGGATTGTATAAGAACCGGATGTG